TCAATATCTTCACCATCTAGTTCAAAGAAATCATCTTTATGCATTTCATTATATCCTCTATAAAAGGATTTGGCAATGCCAAGATACTTTCTCTTCATTAATTTCTCAATTCTAGCATCCTCACATACGTTTAGGAACTGATGAGGAATATCTTTTGGAGGATCCTCATTGGGTGTAAAGAGTGCATGTCCTACTTCATGACCCACAAGCATATCATATACATAATTACTTGCTTGCTCCCAAAGAGGAAGGGTCAATACACGAGTATCTACATTAAACTGTGCTGTTTCACAATGCTTGTGCTCTACTACAATATCCTCAGTAGCAAGCAACTTCGCTAATTGTGACTTGATTTCTTGCTGAACTGCCATGTGTTTTCTCTTGTATGTACCCATAATACGACGAAACCCGCCTCTTGGACGGGTTCAGTAGACACTTTATCAAGTGTCTGCGTCTATCTCTGGCACTTCGTAATGCCTGTGGTTTAAGATGGCGTTTCTTTTCCTTCTTGGAATGATGCTGCCAATTCGGGGTGTTCATTGTACTAGAATTTTATATTCTGGGAGATACAAATAATCTATTTTAGACCCATGAAGAGTATTTAAAGCATCAGTAATGCTTTCTACCATAGGTTCACCTGCCAAATTAAAAGAAGTATTTAGTAAGATAGGTGTGTCAGTTATATTGTAAAACGCTTTTATTATATCATAGAAATTTTTATTGAACTCTTTTTTCAAAGTCTGTACTCTACAAGTATTATCAACATGAGTTATTGCAGGTATCTCTTCAACCTTATCCTTTCTAACATTTACAGCATACATCATAAAAGGTGATTCTTCAAGTCCTTCCATTTCAAAATATTCATCCATATATTCATAAAGAACAGTTCCTGCAAAAGGTCTATAAAACTCTCTTCTTTTAATTTTATTTACTATATCCTTTCCGTTTTTATTTTTAGGATTAAATAAAATACTTCTGTTACCTAATGCTCTTGGTCCTCCTTCAGATCTTCCTTGAAATAATGCAACCATTTTATTTTGAGATAATAATCTAGCAACATCTCTTACATTGGCTCTTTTAGTTTTTTCTTTTTTCAATTTAGTGAGTATTTCTTTATCGCTATATTGGACACCATAATAGATATTCTTTTGAGGAAATTTTTGTTTACTTTTAGTTTCTCTATAGTAAACTATTTTAGCAGATCCTATGGCAGTACCAGCATCACCAGCAATAGGTTCTATATACAAATTAATGTCTTTTGGTAAATGTTTTTTTAAGTAATAATTATTCACACAATTTAAAATATATCCACCAGACAAACATATATTTTTAATATCAGTTTTCTTTACAGCTTCTAATATTTTATTTAATGCTTGATTCTGGGTATATTGTTGTAAACAATAAGCTAAGTTTGCAGATTGCTGAAAATCTTTTAAGTTTTTAGTTTCATTATACAAAAACCATTCTTCACCTTGTTCTAAAAAATCATTAAAATCTAAACCAATATCTCTACCGTAAGAAGATAGACCCATTACTTTACCTGCTTCAAACCAGGTCAATCCTAGATGCTCACATACTTTTTGATAACATTTACCTAAACTTAAATTCTCGGTCAGTGTTTGGTAGTGTTTATCTATAACAGTGCTTCTATCATAATCAAAATAAAAACAACTATAACTTTCAGTTGTCCCATCCTCTTGATGCGATCCATCTCCATCAAAAACAATAGATAAAGCTTTATCAAAATTAGAATTATAAAAAGCACCAGCAGCATGGGTGAAGTGATGCTCTCTTATATAATTATAATATCCAATTTTTGACTCTCTAAAAAGTCTTAATATCATAAAAAGATAATAATTATATTCATAATTAAAATCAATTTGATTTAAGTTATCAAAATTGAAACCTGCCAAAGCAAATCCATTAACCTCATCAGTTATTTTTCTTAAATGAAGGAAAGCTTCAAATGATATTCCTTCATGTTTAAATCTATTTAATCTTTCTTCTTCTATAAAAAAATCAACTTGACCATCTTTTAAAAAACATACCGCAGCATTATGATGTCGATTAGTACCTACAATATTTTTCATATATTAGGATAAAATGCTTCAATATCTTTTCTATAAAGTTGTCTAAGATTATTAACAAGTTTAGGAGTCTTAGTTAACTTATTTCCTTCATCTTTTGATTTAGGATACTCTATATCTTTATCAAACTTTAACTGAACTCCTATCAAATCACTTAACCACTCAACAAAATTATCATCCATAGTATCCTCAAATTTCCATATCTTAGTTCTTTCTGTCATAAATTCTACCTGAGGCATAAACCAGTTAGCAGAAAAACTTGGATCCATCATAGGTATATTAGCAAGCATTGAGAAAAATAAATTCTCATCTTCAAATAACTCTTGCGAATCATTTCCATATATTCTTTTAAGATAAACTGATCCAGAAATAAATCTATCAAATGGATTTCTAACAATTGAAAAGTTGGGTATATCTTTTACATTTAAATGTTCTTCGTAAATATCCTTATGCCAATGAGCAATTTCAGCTCCATGTAAAGTTGTCATCACTCCATTTCCAGTATCAAGAGGAAGTTCATCCCATGTAAAATTATTTCTCCATAAAAAATTAGCTTCTACATATCTTCCAGCAGTTCTAGGAATATGAGCAAAGAATACTTTATTTCCAGTTGGTGTATGTGTAAATGTGGGCATCAGGCAATCATCCTACTAAATCCTTTCACTTTCTCAAATCTTAACACATTCTCAAACCTATCGTCCATTCCTTGTTTATGAGAGATAACAAAAACATTTGCATCCTTAATAACATACTTGATAATTTTAAGAAACTCTTCTGTTCCAAATCCATCCAATGAACTATCAAATACCTCATCCATAATAAGAAGATTTGTATTAACACTATTCTTCATTCTAGCAACTTCTCTCCAAGTAAACAAGAGTGCTAGGTCAATCCTCATTTTCTCACCTTCGGAAAAAGAAGCATAAGAAAAATCCTCATGGATAGGAGACTGAACGGTTTCATTAAACTCTTCATCAAGAGTAAAATTAATATAGAAGTCCATCATCTGAAGATATCTATTTACCTGTTGATTAATCAAAGGGAGATACTTCTTGATGATCTTTGACTTAACTCCACCGTCCCTAAGTAAACCATAGTTAAAATCGTAATAACGTATGGTATCCTTCCTAGAAGATAGTTCGTCGTATGTGATTGATAGTTTGTCCTTGAAGGTGGTTAACTTCTCATGCTCAGTATTTCTGTTTGCAAGTTGGTCGGTAATAGTTTGAATTTCCGATTCCAGATCTTGTTGCTGTCGTTGATATCCAGCGATCTTAGTATTGTTTTTAGAAATGCCATGCGTTAGGGTAGTAATCTCCTTCGATAGGTTAGTAAATTGATGCTCTCGCTCTTCCTCTTTTTTAATTGCCTCCTCTAGTTCTTTATAACCAGATTGCAACTCCTTTGCTTTATTTTGAGCATCGTCGATTTTATTTATTCTAAACTCCTCCTCAATATGTTGAGTACAAGTAGGGCAAACCGTGTTCTCTGTGAAAAACTTATGCTCTTTAGTAATGGTAGATACCTTTTGAGATATTTTTCCTTTAAGATTTCCTAACTCACGTAACTTTTTTGTAGCCCCAGTTAACATTTCTTGTTGTTGAGTAAGTCCATATACACGGTCATCCGTATGCTCATTTTGATTTATTAAGACACAAATCTCATCACCTATACTTCTCATTTTCTTTTTATTATCTTCTATTCTATTCTTACTTTGATTTTCTATCTCCTCAATAAACTCTTCTTGCATCTTAACCTTTTCATTTAAAGATTCCTTTTTAAGATTAAGAACATTTATTTCTTCCTTAATAGAACGAGTCTTTTCTTTAAAGATATTATTCATCGAAGAAAAGATTTTAATATCTAAGAGATCTTCAATAACTTCTCTACGATTGGAAGCAGTCAATTGCATAAAAGGAACAAAAGCACTACTACCCAAAATAACAATTTGAGTAAATGACTTATAATTCATTTTAAGAACATTAAGTTCTAACCACTTCTGTTGATCATTCACAGAAGAAGATTGATCTAATAACTCACCATCTTTCCATATCTCAAATGTATTTGGTTTAATACCTCTAGCAACTTTCCAACTCGTAGATCCTATAGAAAACTCAACTTCAGCTCTACAATCTTTTTCATTTACTGTATTAACCAACTGACCCTTACTAATCTTACGAAAAGGTTTATTAAATAAAGTAAATGTCAATGCATCAAGAACTGTACTTTTTCCAGCACCATTCGTTCCTACTATTAAAGTAGTTTCACTCTTTGTAAGATTTATTTCAGTAAATTGATTTCCCGTTGATAAGAAATTCTTCCAACGAATTTTTTCAAATAATATCATGACCAATAATAGGTGGAATTACAATGTCATCGGAAGTAATAACTGTATAATTATACCCATGAGACTCACAGGTTTTAATCATCAGTCGATCCTCGACTTCCAAAATATTCATCTCAGGATAATCTTGTTCTTCTAACATCATAACATATCGTTCGGCATCATCTTCCTCTTCAAAAAGGTATAAAATTTGAACACCATTTTCATCTTCAACGGAATAAGCTCCTTCACGTTCTTTACCAGCAATAGTTAATATAAACATTATATCAACTCACATGCCTCTTGATAAACTTCATTCATCATTTTTTTAATGATTGATTTATCTAAATTAATTTCAGATTCTTCAATATATCTATTAAGTATAGACATCGTATCTTCTGATTCATAATCTCCATCCTCTTTATCATACCATCCATTAAACTCAAAATTCTCAACAATTTTTAATTCTGCTACATTAGATGCATACAACTTATCAATAAATTTTTCAAACTTCTTACTATCACTTTTTTGACGCACTATTAATTTTACTATCTTATCTTCTAATTGACTTGCATTGAAAAGTTGATAATCAGTATCACTATAATAAACTTTATAAAAAAGACGATAAGGATTATTTACAGGAGTAGTTTCTAAAGTCTCTGTATCAAAGAAATGAAATCCTCTCGTATCCTCATGATCATTCCAATAAATCTCATAAGGATTTCCCAAATAAGAAATGTTATCCTGAGTTGATCTAGTATGAAAATGTCCAGAAAAAACTTTAGTAAATTTTTCAAAAGGTTTTATATCAAAACCATGATCCATTACAACATGTTCATTTACTTTAAAACCTTGGAGTTCTAAATGTCCCATACAAACAGGAGAACTTGTCTTATTAATCATTGCTAGAGTCCTATCTTTATTCTCTTGATTAATCCAAGGAACAAGAAGAACACTTAAGTTACCTAAAGTTATAGGTTTAGTTTCTGAGTAAATTTTTATATTATCATACTCTTTCAATAAAAGATCTATTGCATTTATATCATTTGTATTCTTATAATATGCTGTATGATTCCCAACAATAGTATGGACAGTTATGCCCATCTCCTTTAATCTGTCAAAATAATTTTTCTTTGCCCATGATAATGCAGCAAAATCTATTCCCTTACGACTGTCAAAGGTATCTCCCATATCAACGATAGTAGTGATTCCTTCTTTCTCTATAGTTGGAAAGAAAACATTCTCATAAAACTTTAAAAAATAGTCATGAAATAGTTTAGAATTTTTACGAGCACCAAAGTGCTGATCGGTAATTATTGCTATCTTCATATTCTATCTAATGTAAGATTACCTGATAGAGTTATACGAGTATCATTATACCTATGTTTAGGAACATGATGCATTAGATATGAAGGGAAGGCAACAAAGGTTCCTTCTTGGGGTCTAACTCTTTTTCCACTATCAGTAAAAACAAGAGGAGAATCATACCACTTGGTCTTTACAAAATATGCAAAACTATAATCAGTTGGTCGATGATTATGAGATTGAGCATAATCACCCTTCTCATAAACATTTCCCCAAAAATTTGTTACCTTTAAATAATATCTTTTTCCACCACATTTCCAACCAGGTTTATAATATTTTTCTATCTCTTCTTTAATAAATTCTCTAAGATTTTTAAACGTAATATTGTTTATTTCCCAATTCCATTCCGTATGAATAGATACTTTCACATTACTACTATTCTGTGGAATAGTATTACAAGTTCTTAATAAAGACAAAACCTCACTCTTTACCTTATCAGCAAATTGGTATTCACCTTTAATAATATCTGCTTTGTGTTTAACAGAAATTACTTCCATCAATTACGTAACTTAGAGTGTACGGCATCCTTAATAGAATTATACTCTGCATAATTAGATCCGTCAATCTGGTTATTGTCATCAAACACTTCTGAATACCCAGACTTCTCTAATATTTTATTTTTTATTTCTAGCTGACGTTTCTCTCTTTGTATTCTGCGGAGAAATGCATAATGTATAATCTGCGTAAAGTATGCAAAAGGATTACGGGATTTCTCAGGATTAAAATTATGTATATATTGAACGCAATTTTCGATTCCATCGGATATCATATCCTCCTTGAACATGTAGTTAACAAAGTTTGGTTTGAATGATAAATGATTAGCGATCTTTAAAAAACATTCTCCAATATATCTGGGTATCACTGGTTTGGGTTTATCTTGCAGTCGAGCAATCTCAACATCTTCACGATATCTTATCAAAGCAGCGAGAAACTCTTTATTATTTACATAATGCTCAGAGCGTTTT